ATCATGCCCATCTTCAGTGGTGCCCCACAGAATAATGGTGTTGCTAATGCCGCCTTCCGCCCCAGTGCCAACGATATTGGTGTTGGCATTTTTTAGCGTCGTCAACAAAGCATTGTTGCCGCGCGTCGGAAATGGCGTGACGCCATAAATATATCCAAACGCAAAAGGCGTAACGCGATTAGACGCAGACGGATTATACTGCATCAAGCGATAAAAGGCCGACGCAATACTGAATTCCGTGGATGGGATTGCGGAGTTGGCATAAAGATTTGCCACCAGCGTTCCCAAAATCGTCTCGGCACCTGGGTTAGACGACACGGCATAAACCAGCGTGTTGCCAGTGGTGCCGGCCAAAGCCAGGAACGTGCCGTTGTAACCAGCCGGAGTGCAACCCGCGATGGTAAACCAGTTGCCCGGCACTACACCATGCGAAGTGGTTGTGGTGGCCGTGACAAAACCGCCCGAATAGGTTGCGGCAGTGAGAGCATTCGCGGGATATACGCCCAGCGAAGGCGATTCGATCATGGTGAAAGCGCACTTCATCAAATTTGTGTAACTGGTATATGTCGCCAGCGTGGTCGTGATGAAGAAATACGTTTTCGCCGTGGTCGATTCGTAACTAGCCAGCATCGCCAGGAAAGTGGCATTTCCGTCCCAGGTGCGAGGCACCACATAGGCATAAAAATAACCCGTAGCGCCCGCGACATAATTGCTGTTGGGGTTGGCCGTAATGTAGGCTTGCAAGGCCGTAGCGCCATCCGTAGCGTTGCCCGCGCCTAGTTCCAGCACGTAGCAGGACTGGCCCGAACCTTGCGCAAAAAAGGTCGTCGCCATCGCCACCAATTCAGACACATCTTCCGGCGTATAAACGCCACCAGTGCCCGCCGCGAGAGAACCCGACAAGGCATAGGTGAAATTGGTGCTGGTCGTAACAGTGCAATTGAACGTGCCGTTATAACCCGTTGGCGTAACGCCCGCCACCGTAATGAGCAGAGTGTCGCCAATCGTGAAGCCATGTGCCGTCGTGCACACAACCGTCACCGTGCCAGCCGATAGGGTGGCGGACGTTACAGCCTTGGCTCCCGTCAGCAACGGGGTTAAATCCGAAAGCTGCGTGAGCAAGCTGGACGTACCAGGGGTCGTCACCGTCGCACCTTGAGAGATGAGCGCGCCGGAAGATTGCAGCGTAATCGGCGCAGGGCCGACCGTCTGCGTTACGTTGACTTGAACAATACTGGGCATTGATATCTCCGGCGATTAGGTGCGACGGTGGCCGATTAGCGGTAAGAAATCGAAATCGTTTGACCCGCGCCCGGCACAACAAGAATGCCAGTAGACACCGGCCAATCGTATGCGGTCAGGCCAACAGTGGCCGGAAGCACAGCGATTTCGTTTGCAGCAGCATAGCCAGAAGTGGAAGCGTAGTCGTAAATCGCGCCAGCAGCGCCAGCGACAACAATCGACACGCGACCAATATAGCCAGCCGACGCCTTCACCACAGTGGCGGTGGTGATGTTCAGCACGGTTGCTTCAGCATTCTGATTGTCAGCAACAAGCAGATTGCCAGCCGCATCAAGATTCAGCGGCTTGGCTACGCCAGAATATACGGCAGGATAAACTTGATTGGCATTTTGCGGCATAGTAAGTCTCCTTGGTTAAGCTGCGACAGGATAAGGCGCAACGGTGTATTGAACGAATGCTTCCTCGATCAATTGCCGCGCAACATCGTTGATGCGGGTTTGATAATAACTCACATCATACTCGATTGTCTTCTTCATTGCGATGGATTGGATTTCGGTCTGCACTCGTTTTTCATCTCGCATGATCGGCATATTCATAATGCCAATCACATCAGTGTTGAGTGTGTATTGATTAACCGTATCGACAAAATCCAAGGCAGTGTTGTTGGTTACGCCATACAGCGTAATGCGGACATGATCGCTGGCAAGTTGATAATGCGTCGCATTTATCGTTAACAGCGGAGCCGCCTGAATCGCATCTGTGCGAGATGGTTCAATATGAACCGTTCCATATGGTGGCACGATATTGGTAGGCACCAAAAATGAAGGATAAAGCTGTATGCCTGGATTGGGGATCGTCAACCATGCCGGCGTATAGGTTTGCAGCGCAAGCCAAGCCGGCAGACTGTTGGACACAATCAATTTGTCGGGCGAAAGATCATATAAATTGCTGACCAATTGCGAAGCCAAAGCCGGATAAACCGCATCGCCAGAATAATGAAATAACCCGGCTTGCTCATAAAACATGCCGCGATTAGAAAAGGAAAAACGGATATCATTAACCGTCGCCACCCAAATCAATTGCTGATTCACATAATTGAATGGCGTAATCGGACTGGTGGTTGTGAACACAACCCGATTAATTGAGATGGTTTCATCTTCTCGCATTTCGCGGGAACTTGAATAATGCAACGAACCTTGAACGGTGATGGTCTCACCGGCCAGCCAAAAAACATAACCATCAAGCGGCAAAATGCGTTTGACGTATTTAGTAAAAGTGACGGTTGCGCTTTCCGAAATGGAAAGCAAACCTTGTTCCAGTGTGGATTTTAACTGGGAATGATTGCCCAGGCTTTCAGATACCGTTGCCATTAGTCAAACCACGCGCGCATGGAAGCCTGATACATGCCGGTGTCGATAAAACTTGGCCGGCGAGGTCGCTTCACAAGGCGCTTATTTTTTCCTTTTCCAACGGTTTTAAATCGTGGATTTTTGAAGCGATGGCTGACGCCATCTAAAGCCGCTTGCGTCGGAACGCCCGGAATGCCGATATTTTCAATATCACGAGACGACAAAAATTGCTTAAATTCCGTCGCAATAATATCTTCTGCCGTGCTAAATGGGTTTCCGGTTGCGATCCCGCCTTTTAACAAACTTTCCAGCGCACCAAGAATGGAATTTTCCATAGCATCGCTGATTTTTTGATGTTTATCTTCAAAAAAAACTTCCATGACGTGATACTTGTTTTCAAGCCACGTCGCTACGTCTCCAGTGCTGGCCATGCCGGGAGTGCCGGATTTCATTTTATATTTTTTATAATCTTTGGGCGGATTGGCATAAGGAAAATCGACAACACCCAGGTGCAAAGTGGTCATGCGACCCCCCATAGCGTTCCGGCTGTTTGCGCCATAGCGAGATAAGTGCGTCCCCAAGGCGTTTTGAGGTTTTGCAAATTTGCCAGCGTCAGATGTTGCAATGCTTCCGGCACAACTAAACTGTCACTAGTTCCGTTATCGGAAGCGGATTGAACTACGCCGGCAGCAAAATTGTTGATTTTCAAACTGGCTCGCAAATCGGAAAAATAAGTGCGTCCGGTTTGATCTTGGGCATAATTTACCAAATTGTCAGCGGCCAAATTGTAGGTTGCTTGGACAAAAAGGTTTGTTTGCGGGGTCACATTCAAAGAAGAACCTACCACCGCAAGGTCTGGGTTAACGAACATGGTAGCAATGGAAAATGCCCAACTGATCGCAGGGCTGTTATCCGGCAATACCAATGCGCTGATGCCCATGACATTGCGGATAAACAGCAAAAATCCTGCAACCGTTGGAAGCATTAGTTTTTCCTTGGTCGGCCACGCCCGCGCGAAGGCGCGTCAGTGCCATTTCGGTTGACCGTCACCACTTCGTTAATGCCGGGTTCGCTGGGCTTGTTTTGCTCGACCACTTCCATTTCCAACGCATCCAAGCGCGCCGCACCTTCCGTCACCCGGCTGATTGCATCATGCAATGCGGCAGCGGATAGCTTGCGCGATTCTTGGCTGATTTCGGTCAAAACACCCGCGTTGTGTTCGTCGGCATACATAATTTTTTCGACTTTGATTGGCTTGTCGAAAGAGTAGCACAGGCCAACAAATGGCTTGCGCCGGTCGATTTCGGCAACATCAATCAAGCCATAAACTTTGTGCTGATCAACGATGTTGTGCAACACATCAATAGTGGCATTCGGCTGATAAACCGTGATTTGCCCGCCGGGCGGGATTTGCTGGCGGCGCACAGAGGTTTCTTCTGGAATGCGATAGATAAAATCGTGCCTTTGTTTGGAGGCATTTGCAACATATAACGTAGTCATTTAGGTCTCTCCCTATGATCGATCAATTTGCTGTTGATCGGGCGAAAAGCAGTGGAAGGCCGACTGATGCCGGCCTTCCTTTTTTAGTTTTACTGGTATTGCATGCTCAGAATTGCAATCGCTTCCGGGCGGATGCCCCAGCCAGAAGTGATGCGCATTTCCGAAAGCACGTCAATCGCGCCACCCGGCAACGGGGTCGGGATTTCGCGAGGCGCAGCCATGTCGCAGAACTGCATGGTGCAAGCGGCGAGACCGGGCGACAATTCAGCGAACGCGTTGGTGTTGATGCGTCCCCCACGGGGCTTTTCGACTTCCGGCATGACAATCAGAACAGCATCGGTGCCATTGGCACCTTTGCCAATCAAGGTATCGTCGTAGCACCAAAGGATTTCGTCCTCGTTCATCTCGCCAACCGCCTTGACAACGCCGGCAGTGGAAAGCGAACCAGCACCAACGCGCTGGAACTGAGTGACCTGGACGATATCCTGGTATTCCCACGAACCAAGAATGCGCTGCGGCCCGAGAACCACAATGCGGTGACCCATGCCAAGCTGCATGGTGCGGGTTTTCATAGCCGACACCTGCGAGAGCAGGAAGAACGCCATTTGGCCGTTGTCGTAGGTGACAACGGTGGTGTTGCCGTTCGAGTCAGCCGGGAGGTTGACCGTGGTAGCGCCGGAGGTGTTCAGCAAACCTTCGCCGTTCGCACCGTTCATGCCATACAGCAGAGCAGAGCGCATCAGCTGGAAATGACCCTGACGCATGCCGAGGCGTTGCGCTTCAACGATGCTGACGCCCCACTGCGACATGGCAGCGGTGTCGTGGTGATCGTATTCCGCGCGGACGCGCTGCAAATAAGTCGGGGTCGAAATCTGACGGGCGGTCACCGTAACGCTGGGGAGCGAGTTGTATTCGCTCTGACCAGAGGACATCACCGTGCGAATATCGAACGCGTCAATATACACATAGAGGTCGCCTTCGCCCAGGCGCACCTGCGGGTTGGCACCGGCCAAAGCGTCGAACGCGCCAGAGGCTTGGTTATACTGCAACAGTTTTTCCGGCACCATGTAGTGCGGAGAAACCATTACGCGGGCTGCGGTAATGTTAGCCATTGATGCGGCTCCTTAAATCAGGATGAGAGCGGCGGAACCGCTGTTATTCCAGGTTGCGACGTTGTTCACCGGGTCCCAAACAACAGTTTTGCTGTTGCCGCTTTGAACACGCAACACTTGCACCGGAAGCGCCGCCTCGCTGTAAACCAGCGTAATGGTGCCACCCAAAGTGCCCCAGATGGCCGACGTGCCCGGAAGCAGGAAGGTGAAATTCTGGCTGTTGGTGAAGGTGTTGACCTGATGGGTCGTGTTGATCGCAGCAACCGAACCAGTGCCACTGTTAGTAGCACCCGCCAGGGTGAAGCTATCGCCAACGCCACCAACCGGAGTCGCGCCCGACGTAACAACCGCGACTTGACCGCCATTGGTGGAAGACCAAGTGAGCGAGGTGACGCTGTAAGTGGCAGACGCCGACGCAACGAGACACTGAGCGTTGAAATCCCAGTAAACCGCCTGATTGATCGCGCCGCCCGAAAGCGAGGCAGCAAGCGACGGATCGCAAGCGACTGCAATGCGGGCGTCAGAACCGAACAGGTAGAACGGCACGGTCATGCCAGCCGCGCCGGTCGGAACCGGCGACTGCGGCCAAGTGTTCCAGGCAGTCGCCTGATTGAACACCGAGAAACCAACCAACTTGCCACTGGCGTTGGCGGAAATGGTGGTCCCGCGACCAACCACAGCGCCCGTAGCCGCATCGGTGTTGTAAGCCGGCACGTTGGCATAAATGCCAACGCCGCCCCACATCGGCAGAGTTTCGGAGGTTGCCAGGGTGCCGCCCATCAACTGGTAACGGACAGCCGGGTCGTCCATAGCCACGCCTTGAACGAGGCCATAAGACTGAGTGCTGAAACCACCATAATTGTTGGTGGTCAGCATCGGATTAAAAGAAACGGAGTTTGCCATTTTCAATTAGTTCCCGTTGCGAGGGCGGAAGAACGGCTTGCTGATCGAACGCGGGGGAGTGCGGAATTCACCCATCCAAGCATTCGGCTCGCCAACGAATTCAGTGATCATGCGATCAGCCGCATCGCGACGGCGGATTTCGCGCAGTTTGCCAAACGGAACGTCCGTGGGATTTTTCGCCGCAGCAACCGCATCAGCAAAAATGCGCTGTTCAGCAATATCCAGCACGTTGCCCGGCAGGTCACGGAGGGAGATGCCTTTCCACGAATCCGAATGCTTCTGAACGCCCTTGGCAAGACGGACGCGATAAGCATTCAGGCTTTCGCCCTGTAGCGGCGACGGAGCGCGTTCGCCAAATGCACCATAAACCGCATCCGCGCGGGCTTGATGGTCGGCCATCGCAGCGTAATCAGCATCCGACATGCTCTTGGGCATGCGAGCAACCAAGCTAGACAGCCGGCGAATTTCAGCGGCGGTGTGCTTGTTCATAATGGCCGAATCCTTGCGGGCGCGATCATCGTCATCATCCTTGCGATGACGTTTAGCGTCCTTGCGAGCTCGGTCATCGTCATCATCTTTGCGATGGCGCTTGTCCGCAGCGATTTCTTTCGGTTCGCCGGGTTCTTCTTCTTCCTCATCGTCGTCATCATCATCGTCATCATCATCGTCTTTGCGAGCATGATGCTTGGCGTCCTTGCGGTCGTCATCATCATCATCATCATCATCATCATCATCGTCTTTACGAGCGTGATGCTTGGCGTCCTTGCGGTCGTCATCATCATCATCGTCTTTGCGATGCTTCTTTTTGTCCGCAGCAACCTTCATCGGCATTTCTTCTTCTTCCTCATCATCGTCCTTGCGATGACCGGCCAGAGAATCCATGCGCTTTTCCATCGAATCAATTCGACCGCAAAGAGCATCGATGCCCTTTAGCAGTTTATCCAAATTGCCGCCGCTTTCGGTTGCGTCGTCGCGGCCTTCTTTCTCAATTTCAGGCATGTTATTTGACCCCTCAGAGTTTTCAACGGTTGTGGGTATTTCGACTCCGGCAGGGTCTCTGCCTTTGTCCCAGACGCCTTCCTCGCAAATTGCGAGATGGTCAAGCAAACTCGGCTTGCCCTCGACCAATAGAGCAGAGCCATCTTCCAGCGTTGCCTGCACATTCCCATCGGTTGCCCGAAAGACCACAGCCGGCGACGTTGAAAGCTGTTTCGATTCCATCGCCTCTGCGGCGGTTTCATCGTAAATTTTCGCAATGCCCCAAATTTCCTCGCCTTTGATGTAAGGCAAGACGATGGTGCCAATAACCCGATTCAAAAATTCTTTGGTATCGAGTTTGCCGGCTTGGGGATGTTCCCAGATGACCGGCAAACCATTGCATCGATCCAAGAAATGTTGATTCAAATACAATTCGGGGTTGCGAAAAACAAATTCTTCCAATTTGTGGCGGTATGCCACGCCAGTGCCGGTGATCCGCATGGCAAATAGCGTGACATTTTCAAACCGTTGCGGGCTGACCAATTCGCCATTGCGGATAGCCTGGGCAACGTCGGTTTCATCCATGTTCATGCGCGCCAAAGAAACGCGAACGCCAGGATGCAGCGGTTCCGGCGGAGTGCTGATTTTGCACCAAGCAAAAGCGGTATGCTCGCCATTTAAACGTGGATCAAACCGTTCACCAACTCGCTGGATAAAAGTTGTGTAATCAACCGGATCGCCAATAGGCGGAACTGGATTGATATTTTCAGATGGAATCGGCGCTTGATTGTCGGAAATTCGACGAGTCCAAATGTAACGCTCGCCTTCCGGCAAAAAGCCTAATTCTTCAACGCATTCGCGTTTGGCAGCCTGTTCAGTTGTTTCGTCATCTTCCTGATGCCCGCCAGGGAAGCACCAAGCGCCCGGCCAATCACCGCCAGGGCCGCGCTTTAACAGCAGCGTTTCGCCTTCATCAGTCACAAACATAATGCCGGCAGCGCGAATCATCAGATTGCTAGTTTCCGGTCAAAAAACGGTGAAGCACTAAAAAATCCGACTTAATAGATTTTGATATTGCATGATAGCATTTTTTTTATTGCCTGCACAAGCACGCAATAAAAATACTCGAAATTAATAACTTTACTAAAAAGCCATTAACTTTATGTCGTAGATTGCCTTTTTTAATTCGGAAACCAGTGTTTTAGGCAAGCCATAAACGGATTCAAACACCGCAAGCAATTCATCGTAATACCAAATAGTTTGCTCGCGCGGAACGCTAAATTTATCAAACACCGCCAAACCCATCGTCCGCAAATCGGATACGATAGCCCGAGCGTTGTAGAGTTTGTCGCATGCCGACACTAGCAAGGTATCCGGCGGTGATTTTGCCAAATGCTGGATGTAGGTTTCTTTCCGTTCCCGCCAAAGTGCTTTCTTGCCGAAAGCATCCGGCACTCCATCAGTGCAACCTTCAATGATTTCGGCAACCCTGTCGCCAAATTGAATGCGCACAGCTTCACGGTGCTGTTCGCCGCAATCTTCAATCACGTCATGCAACACTGCGGCAATCGTTTGATCTTCGTCCCCGCCATACTCCAACACCAACGCGCAAACGCCCATCAAATGCGCCAGATATGGGATTGATGTCCCTTTGCGAAGCTGGCCGTTATGCGCGTTTGCGGCATAGTCAATTGCTTGATGAAGGCGGGGAAATCGATTGTTCATTTTTTCTTTTTGCCTTTGTTTGAGGATTTTTCTACCTCAAATTCTTTTTCAAACTCCGCAAACATTTCCTCCATTTCACGGGGAACGCTCACGCCAGTTTTTTTGTTGGGATCAAGCGGACGGCAATCCGCATAATCCAACGCATCTTCATGATATTTCACCATTTATCCTTCCGCCACCAATTTAGGGCTTTTGCCTACATCGTCAGAATTGTCCCGAAAACTCCACTTGTCAACCAAAGATTTAACGCTATCAAAGGAATTTTCGTTAGTTTTATTACCCAAAATAATACCGGGAGGAACAAAACGCCCGCCGGGCTTCAAAAAGCGTTTTACACCACGCACTGCCGATTGCTGCGGAGGCACAAACATATAATGTGCCTCAATTCGATAGCCTTGGTTTTTAAAATTGTTTACCGCAGCAATTGCTTTTTCTGTGTTTTTCATCGTCGCATCTTGAACAATGTTCAAACCAAATTTTTGTGCTTTTTGAGTCAAATAATCAAACAAATCAGAAGATTCTTCATGAACAGAAGCGGCATTCCATCCTTCATATTCAGGAAGCATTTCTTTAATAGCATCGCTGTCAAGAACAATGTTTTTGTTTGGATCATAAACATTGCCCTTAAACCAAGATTTACCACTTCCACCGCGTCCACCAAGAATAGTGAATGTCGGTTTTTCTCCCTTGGGCGGTTTGGCATTTTGGATAGTTGTTCGGTTCAAAAATTTTTTGATGATGACAGCGTGAACCTTTTTGCGTTCAGGCGTGTATTCACCATTCTTTTTGAATTTTGTAATTGTCTCTGGCGTTTTTGCCAAGCGATTATTAATTTCTTGAATTTTTTTTGCAGTATCCGGCGGAAAGTTTTTTAGAATTTGATCTTCCGTTACGTTTGTGTCAATTTTTTTGGCAGCATATTTGACAGCAGAGATTTTTTTGGCGGTAGATTTTTCGCCTTTTTTTTCTTCGCCGCCTTTTTCTTTTTGCTTGTTTTCTTTTTCGCCTTGGCCTTCTTTGCCTTTTTCAGCCTTTTTTTCGGCTTTGCTTTCTTTGCCTTTGCCGCCTTCTGATGCGGCTTTGGAGCCAAAGCGGCCATCTTTCGCGCGAGGATGATCTTCTTCTTTGAAATTTGATTCGCCTGCATCGCTGCGCGCAATCGGAAATTCCGATTCAATGCGATTAATCAAACGACCAATTTTTGTGATGGCTTTGGTTGTCGCGGCAGTGATTTGGTGCGGAAAAGGTTTGCGGTTTAACGTCGCATCAATGCGTTGTTCAATGCCTTTGATGCGATCAATTTCCTGCGGCAAAGTTTCTTTCAACGCAGGTGAAACCGTATGCGCCATTGCATTCCTGCGGCCAAGAATTCGATCAATTCGATTAATGATATCATTTGCGGATTGCATCGATTTTTTCCTTTGCTTCTTGCAGTGCCGTTTTGCCTTTGGCGGTGATCATATTTTCGGGAAGGTCCCGCAAATTATAAATAAATCGGTAAAAACACCGGCAAAAAATTTCTTCACCGGGTGTGGTGATATCATCCGAATATCCATCTGATCCGGCTTTCATTAAGCCTTGTTTTAGCGCCCAATTATCGCGCACGGCATAAACGTGCATATCGCGTTCTTTGTGGTCGCGCCGATAATCATAATTGACTTGCCGCCAGTGCGAATGCCATTCGCCTGCCAATGCCCCGCCATCGCGCGCCAGGATATCCGATAGCGACGATATTAATTTATGACTTTGATCGATAATCACCCGGCGTTCTTCAAATGGCAATTGCTTAAGAGATTTTTTGATGTTGTCTTTGGTTTCGTTTTTATCCACCGCATCCGATCCGCCAGCCGGAATGGATGTGGCCCAGCCACTGAATCGTTGCAGGGTTTTTTGAATGGAGGCTTCTCGATTGAGTTTAATTAGCTGGGCTGATGCCATAATCCGTCGATCCAATTCGGATCGCAAAGCCGGCTTGACCTTTTCCAGAGTAAACCGCGACACACCAGGATGCTGTTTGAGAATGCCACCACGTTCAATTAACCGCGTGTATAACCCCTGCATGGCGCTGTTAAGCGTGGCTTGAATGACTTGCGGCGAGGTCATGTCCCGCGCTGCCGCTTCCGCAATTTCAGCCATCCAAAAATCTACACGTTGCTGGCTGTCATAACCGTGTTCGGAAATATCCCGCACCGCCAAGGTGACGACTTCATAAAAATTCAGAGTTTTGCCATCGCGTTTCATTAACCGATTCGCTCTATTTCAGCATCCAAGGTTTCTATTTTTTCAGCCAATCCGACGAAAGCCAATAAATCATTTCGCAGATCGGCAAGAGTTGTCATTGCCGTCGCGCGCATTGCGCGCAAGCGGTCGGCATCGATTCTCCGGCTTGAAATGCGGTGCAATTCCATCATTTCATCATCATTAGCCCACCGGGCGGGCGATGGGGAGAGAACACCACCCGCCCGGCAGTAACGCGATGACGCAGCACCATCATCGCGCATTTCAGAAATGTTCGGGCTTGGGTTCTGCCGTTGCCTGTTGCGGCTGCGGCGGTTCATAATCGCGCAATGCCTCATAATCCAGAACAAGCGGTTGCGGAAACAACAATTTGTTTTCGCTTGATGTTTCAATTGCCCATTCAATCACGCGAGCGCGATTTGCCGGGTCCATTTGCGGCAGCAAAATTTCCATCATGGACATGACGGCTTTTTGCCGCACATCTTCAATTTTTGAATCAGAATCCGGGTCTTTCAACAAAGAAGGCCATACGGCATGGAAACTATTTTTCCAGCGATAAAATGCATCGTTATATGAAACATCCTTATAATCCGGGAAATCATTTTGAATGATTTCATAGAATTCAGGATTCCATGCGCGACGCATTACAATATCATCAAAAAATTCATAGACGGGATTTAACCATTCCCGAATGCTGTCGATGTATCGGGCAATATTTTTGGCGTCTTCAGTGCCTTCGCCAAAGCCAGCCACCAGCGTTTCATTGTCCAGCAATTTGGCCGGCATATCGGCGGCAGTGGCAATGTTTTTGATAATATTGGTGCGGGAATAAGTTCCCGCGCCATCAACATTCTGCATGTCTAGAGATGTGATATCTTCTTCCAAATCAATGGACATGACGTTGTTGGTTTGTGCTTCTTTGAGCAGTTGGCGTTTAACGCCCGCCAAACGCTGCATGGCGCTGTCAATGATGGAGCCTGGGGCTTTTAGCTTGGCAATGAGCAAGCCCAGCTTGCGCGCCACCATGTCGTCCGCAATCATGGTGTTGACGTAAGACTTTAGCGGGAACAATGCCCGTTGATAAACCGACCGGCCAACGTAGCCAAAGGCGGAAGTGGTGTATTCGATATAAATGGGACGTTCGTTCATCAACACCACGGCACGGCTGCGATGATACGCAACGCCGGCAGATGTGATGATGCTGTGTTTTTGAAAATCTGGTGCGTTCGGGTCTTGGTTTAATACCAGAGAGCCAGCAGTATTCAATGGATCGAGGATGTTAAAAAATATCGAAAGGTCTGCCAATTTTTCTGGCGGAATTTCTTTGTCTGGCGGAACATCCTCTGCACCCAAAATAATAGATCCAACGCCATAAATTCGCGCTACGCCGGCCATTTGAGCAATGTATGTGTCCGCGTTGATTTTTTTCCATTCGGCTTCAAATGCCTGCCGAACGCGATCTTCCGGCGCATTTGTGATGCTGATTTGCCGCTTTTGGCTTTGCGCCATTTCAATCGGCGCATCAGCCATTTTTCGGCCAAGAGGATGATAAGCGTAAATTGTTTTGCAGGTTTGATACGATGCATCGCTGCCCGGCATGATTTCGTCGCACAGCAACAATTGCTGTAATGACGTGCCAACGCCCGTGCCGGTGATGTTAATCGTAGACATGTTTAATTGTCCGCCATTTGCTGCGACAAGCTAAAGTGATTTGCTAGATGACATTGCACGGATGCGCTTGCGTTTTCAACCAAGATCATCCCGGTTTCATTTAGCGCCTGTTCCAGAATGTCAGATGGAACGCGAAAGCCACGCTGAAACAAAGCGAGGGTTAGTTTAGCTACGGGAGGCATTAACCATATCCTTTGTTGTTGCCCAGCGAAATTGCCACGGCATACGTGAATGTATCAAAAGCATCGTCAGAGCGGGTTGCTGCTTGCTTATCGCCAATGCGGAAACTAACCACTTGAGACCACAAATGGTTGCGCGTTTGGCCTTTGAAATTGGTTGTTTTTTCGTGCGCATAACGGGAAAATTTAACTTTCCCCTGGTAAACAAAACCGGAAACATTGATGGCGCGGCCATCTTTGCCGGCTGAAGTCAATTTGGATGGCAACGCCTGGGCCGGCAAACCGCGATTTGCGCACTGTTGCAACAGGATGCTGCCCGACTGGGCATCCTCAATAAAAGCCCCGCCGGAACCCATCCGAGCCTTGCACTGGGTTGCCAATTCTTCGCAACGGCGAAAAACATTCGGAATCCAGTTTTCTAACATCGCGCCATCAATCGAAACCAAATCCCAATCCAAACAAATCAGCGGGGTGCCAACCATCGAATTATAAGCCCAGTAACTGACGGCGGTTGCGTCGTGATTTGTGCCTTGCTTAACTGCTGTATCAATGACCGCATAAACCATATCGCAATGCGCGGGATAATCGACCGGCTGACCATCCGAACCAAGCAGAAATTCCGGTGCGAAAAAACAAGCGCCGCTGAAATCCACGAATTCAGCCATATATTCCTGCTGATAAACCAGAGGATGATTTTGCTCTTTTAGCAATTCCAATTCGTCTTTTGGAAGATAAGGATTGCTGTGCGTCGGCGCATGAAATTGCGTAAAACCATGCTCTGGCTCATTGCAAATTTGCCAAAAAAAATTGTCGGATTCGATGCCGTTGGGAGTGCTGGCAACGATAGCTGATCCGCGATAATCTAACAAAGCCGGTTTGATGGCAGTTTGCCAAACTCTCAACATATTTGGTTTTGTGAATCCAGCTTCGTCAATTAGGGCTTTGTGATATTTCCGGCTACGTCCCGCCCGTTCGTTTTCCAGGGTCCAAAAATCAATTCTTCCGCCGGATCTAGTATGAATAACGCCTTCAATTTTTGACGCTGATCGTTTTACTGGCTCTAAAATGTCAAGCATTTCATTGTAAGTTTCTGCCAGGATTTTATAATTTGGCGCAAAAAATCCGATGGATTCTCCACGCGCTGCCCCGTCGCATGCAATGGCTGCCATCAAAACTGTTTTGCCAAATCGCCGGCCACAGCGCAAAGCCTTAAAGCGTCCTTTAGCTTTGTATGCTGTGATTTGGCCGGCATGCAGCGTCGGTAAATATACGGTCGCCATTATTTTTCAACAGGCGGCAATCCGCCTTCAATTTTGATGGTGTTGTTGCCATCCAGATTTTGTTTATCTCGCTCTTGCCAGCCCATGCGAGATTTTGCCCAAAAAATCGCAGCAGCGACATTGTTGCCGCTGGTTGCCATTTTGAATAGGCTTTGAGCGACCTTGGCATTGGCTTCGATCGCAGCAGTATCCAATTCGTCGCGGAAATGCTTTTCCAGCGTGTGAACGCTGCCAACTCCAATCACCCGGCAAATATCTTTTTGAGATATGCCGAATGCGGCCAACGATTTAACCGTCTTGCGTTGATCCGGCGTAAATTTAAGCGGCGGTCTGCCCACGGTTTTTGCTCATTTCATTAAATGTTTTACCTTCATGCTCTAATATAGCATCTTGCCCAGTAAATTCCTGCCAGCGTTTTACTGCCACATCTATGTATGCCGGATTTAGTTCAATCGCATGGCATGCTCGTCCGGTCATTTCCGCTGCGATAATGGTGGTGCCTGAGCCACTAAACGGTTCGTAAACGGCTTGTCCGGCGCTGCTGTTGTTTTCAATCGGACGCTTCATGCATTCAATAGGTTTTTGAGTGCTGTGGCCGGTTTCCGATTTTTTGGGTTTATCAATTTGCCATAAATTTGTTTGTTTGCGTCCACCATCATAATGCCCCGGCTTGCCTTTGCGCACGGCATACCAACAAGGTTCATGTTGCCAATGATAATCACCTCTCGACATAACCATTTGAGATTTTGCCCATATAATTTGCGATCTGAGCAAAAGTCCATTTTTTATTAAACTATCCGCCACAACACCTGTGAATATATCGGCATGCCAAATATACGCGACATCACCAGGAAACAACGCCCAAGCCTCAGACCAATCGGCTTTGTCATCATTAAGAACTTTTCCCGTTGCGGCAGATGTTATATTTAATCCGGCTTTTTCTCGCCAGCTTGCATCATACTCGACCCCATACGGCGGATCAGTCACCATCAAGTGCGGTGTGACGCCATTCAACGCTTTTGACACGGTGTCGGCTTCCGTGCTGCTGCCGCAAACCAGCCGGTGGCGACCTAGTATCCAAACGTCACCCAGCACTGAAACTGGAACCGCAGGCACTTCAGGCACATCATCGGGATCGGTTAATCCTTCCGTGCCATCATTCAGCAATTCGCCAATTTCATCCAAACCAAATCCGGTCAATTCCAGATCAAAGCCTTCATCTTTTAGCGATAGCAATTCCAGTTTGAGCAAATCCGCATCCCAACCTGCATCCAGCGCCATGCGGTTATCAGCGAGGATGTATGCGCGCCTTTGAGCGTCGGTTAGATGCCCCAGTTCGATTACTGGCACCATTGCCAGTTTTAATTTTTGAGCTGCCAGCACTCGACCATGACCGGCGATGATGCCGTTGTTGGCGTCGATCAAGATTGGATTCGTAAATCCGAATTCTTTGATCGATGCGGCAATTTTCGACACCTGGGCAGGGGAATGTGTGCGCGCATTGTTGGCGTATGGAATGAGATCGGCCAAAGGCACGATTTTATGCGGAGGAAATTTCACGAGGCACCTGCAAAATTATTAGTTTAATCTCGCATTAACGGTCGTCCGATGTCAATTTCACCTTTTTTTCAAAAAAAACGCCCATTGCTCGATAAACGCTATTGCATATTTGGTGGGAATATAGGATTGTTCACTTGCCGGCGGGGATGGCCCTGCCAAGCAACGGAGTTTTAGCCGATGACCAAAACTGTGATTTTTTTGACTAAGCAGCTGGGCGAAAACTCCGACACGTCACAGGACATCGTCGACGTGTGGCGCGGCCCCAACAGCGTCGACTTGTCGGAGCAGGTGATGTGCTGCTTGAACAGCGGCGACGATCGCCTGGTCCCGACCTGGCGTTATGGGTTCCGTCTTGTTGATCTGCCGGACTGGCTGTCGGCGGAGGAGTATCAACGGCACGACGTCGAATGGTCCTACGCCTGGGCGCGCGGCGTCGACGTCGATTGGCCGGAGACGTGGCAGCGGGCGCTCATGCGCATGCCGGATCGCGGCGAACGGATCGCGTTGATCGACTTGCTGCGGGTCAAGGCGTTCCGGTCGGAATTTCGCCGGTCGCTGCGATTTCAGGTCGAGGCGTGGCTGGATACGCCGGTTGAAGAACGCCGGTTCGAAACCCCGTTGTCCCCGCGTCAGTTGTCGTCGATCACGACGGACGAGCACGTCCGTCGGGCGCGGCAACGCGTTTCGATGGCAGGCCGTGCTTGGCATGGCGCTGCATGGGATCAGGCGCCTGTCGCGCCTGTTCTGGATGTTCAATCGGTTTTTGAGTGATTGCATGTTGCCGCGACCAATAACTAAAGGAGCAACCACATATGACCGACTATGCACTACGTTGCGAAATCTCAGCCGCCCGCGACGGTCAACCCCACTGGCACATCGCCGGCGACCCGGACGCAGGCCGGGCTTGCGTTGAGCACGACGGCAAACGCTGGACGTATCGCGTCGATCGCGGCGAACGCCGGGCATTCCGGGCATGGCTGGCCGAGGCATTTTCGGGTTTTGGCACACAAGCCAGTGTCGCAGGACGTTTTCCGCATTACGAAATCAAAACACGGAGTTAAAATAATGGCTTCAAAATCCACTTCGGACTTTCGAGCCGCAATCTCGCATCAAACCACAGAATTGTTGGAGGGGTGTTTGGCGGATTGGCGCAGGAC